AGCTGTATCCCACTCTGTAAAGAAAACCTGCTTGAAGCGATACTCAACATATTCGCACTCGTCAACGCCCGTACACTCCATCTGCATCTGCATCTGGTTTANGTAGGCATCTGGAATCCCAGGCGTCTCCTTGCGAGACATTGGGCACTTGAACTCGACCAAGCGTCCATACCGCATGCGGTCCGTGTCGTCGTTCGGCACAATCAGTCCATCGGGTGATGCTCCGAGAAACGAATGGACAGGATGGGTACAACAGCCTACATCGATCACCTTACAGTTCGTTGTCTCTTCGAAGATCCGTTTGGCCACAGCCTCAAAACGAGTTCCCCAAATCAATGGAGCAATGGGGTTTGCTCCAGTATTTCGAGGAGGTGGATCGAGCTTGTTCGTCATCAACTCGAGGCGGCTCGCAGGAGTTGTCCAAACCTTCGTTACCTCCGAGGCAGTGATCATGGTACCGCGCTTAGATAACCAAGCATCCGTTCGCTGATCTTGATTGCCGTAAAGACGAATGGTACGTTCAAAGCACCGGTCTCGTTTCCATACTCGTCCCAGTTCATTCTTCATGAGGAACTCGACTGTCCTCATCGCCTCCTCCTTCAGCTGTCGGTATGACAATTTCGTCAATGTCTGGCAGAACAGAACAAACTGGCGAATTCGAATATTTAGGTGTGTGAGAGGTCTGTTCTCCATCAACCACACACTCAGTGCTTCGGCCAGGGGATACTCCATTGTCTTCAGTTGGCTGGATACCCGAAAGTTCATTTTGTACCTTAGCGTGGGCAAGTAAGGCTGCCTGAAGCTCCTCGCTTGTAGCGGGGCGAAGAGCCACGCCAAACAAATCCTCACAGATCTTAGAGAGAATTTCGCGATGCTCTTCAATTTTTGTCAGCTCGGCAGGGACAGTTGAGTACGAAGACTCACATCCCTCAACCTCATGGATGTCGTTCGCAAAAGAAGACTTAGCCAGCTCATCGGCAAAAAGCTTCTTAGACTCTTCCTCTTTCAACTCTACTTTAGGAGACTCCATTTGTAGTATTGACATAAACTAGCTTTAAGCAAGAATACCGCCTTTATACAAATGACAGACACGATCACATCAATCCAAAACCGCGATCACTGGGTTCTTGTTCGCCTAGGTGCCTTCTACGATGTCCCTGCCAACCTTGATCGTATTCGCAGTATCCTTGCGGGGGAGTCCAAGATCAGTTTACGTCTAATCGATTGGCTCGTAACGAACTACGCAAAGAAGCACAACGTATCCTACATGTTCAGCAACCGTCATGTGATCGTGTATCTTGCTTACAAGTCTCACCTAAAGGCCTATAGCAAGAAGATGTTCGACCCCTTTTGCCGTTGGAAGCGCATTCAGTTTAAGGGACTGGACACAACGGTGGGGCAACTGAACTTCTTCGAATGGGCGATTCAGGACGGGGTTCTTGATTACCTTGAGACAAACTACGATGACATTCATGCCGACATGGAGGCGTGTTCCACCGTTATTCAACCCAAGGAAGTGGGTGAGCGTCGCAAGAGACATGAGCTATCTCGCTCAGCCACAAAGGCTGTGCGTCATCACGACGTAAAGGTAATTGTTAACTTTGATTAATGCAGTCTGTTCTTGATCCAAGTGTGATCTACACAAATATATCCAGAGACATCGTCGAACAAGACATCGACGTTGTGTCTGATCTGTGGACAATGGATGACCGTGATGTCTATCGAGGGACGCGCGATGAGACGTTCACTCATGCGAATGTATACTGGCTCTACGACGAAGACTTCTCTAGAGTTGGGTTGGTTGAACATTCACTGTCTGACCATTCGGAGTTTAAGATCCTGTGGTTTCAAGACGATCCATTTGCAACTCTCCTACAAGAGGAAAAGTGGCGGCAGGAAGACAGTCTCTGGTCCCTGTTCTCCGAGAACGCGACTCAGCGATTCCTTGCTGAAGGATGGACAACACCCAAGCAAGTCCTTGAACATTGTTTGGCAGGTCCGATTCGTGTTCTTACGCCCGAGATGGTTATCAAGCTTCCTACAGTGTACTCATGTAACCGATGTGGAAAACGTTCATTGGAACCCATTCCGCATACAAGTGTATCTTCATCACCGCTGGACCTACCGGACAAAATGAAAATTATTTTTATTGACGATGATTTGATCGTCTCGCGCGTACCTGCGCGATCCCGTGTGTTTAGCCTACTCGGTCTTAAACCACCGCCGCAACACGACGGCGGTTCTTCGGAGCAGCAGCCTGCAGCACAACCGCAGGAGCCCCCGTCATCCCGCGAATCATTGCAGGAGCCTCCTCCTCCTCGGTCGGAACCTGAATCTCGGCCGACGACTCAGGAGCCGGAGCCTCCGACTCAGCAGGCGCATCCTCCTCCTCCTCAGCGTCGAACACCTGAGCTGCCGTCACGCGCTGCCCTGGAGAGACCTGAGCATACGAGACTCGCCACGTCACTCCAAACCCCTGTCCGGAAACGTAGATACTCGGGCTGACCACAAAGCGGGCCTCCATGCGCTTCGGGAACACAGACTCGAGATTCTCCGGGGTCAGAGCAATCGGCTTGTTCGCCGTGTCGACGGCCTCCATGCTGACCTTCCCATCGTAGACGGGAACCTTCATGCGGAAGCTGGGCGGATACTTTCCGTTCGGCACCCACTCCCCATTGACCTTCTCCACGCTGGGAGAGATGAACGACTTCATGCTGTCGCGAAGCACGTCCTCCTTGCGCTCACGACCGAACCAGAGCTTCGACTTCTCGACAGCCGTCCGNATCGTGCGCTCCTCAAGGTCCTTGAGGAAGTTGTAGAGCTGACCGATCTCTCCGGCNTCCGCAGGGGCGCGCTCCTTCGCGTAGGAGTCGCACCCGAGCAGGCTAGCCATCAGTGAGTAGTTGGTACCGTTCTCAGTCTCCTTGATCGAAATGCCCATTCCATACCGCATCTTCGGGATACGCATCTGGAGATTCTGGCCGTTGTACTTCAGGGGAACGCTCTTGCTCCCATTAGTCTTGTTGGTGCGGATATCGCCGAAGGTGACCTTGCTGACGTCGAGATTGCTGACATTGACGATTGCGGTGACGGACATTGTAACTGGGTGTGATACTAGTACTGTAGCCTAACCCTAAATCCGTTTTGTCCGCACGTTTCCTTACTTTAAAGAAACGTCGCGTAACCAAGTAATGGTACGCTGTGCGTCTGTGAAGAGTAAGCGGGAGCCAACCCTCCAGTGTCCACATGGTGTTGTGTTTGGTTCGGATATGTGCGGTACACATCTTAAAGGAAAGATCATTAAGAAATGGAAAGACGAAAGAGTGGATGACCTCAGGATCATACGTTGCCAATCCCTGGCCCGCAGATGGCTTGTTCAACATCATCTTCGTACTGCAGGACCATGCGTTTTAGCGCGCGAAAATCTTGCAAACGAAGACGATGTATTAACGTCGAATGAAAAGGAACGTGTTCATCCCTTCGAGTATTTTTCATTTGAGGAAAACGGTAAGATATGGTGGTTTGAGTTTGGCTCAATCTGGAAAATAATGGCAGGTGCTCTTGAACCGGTCAATCCATACACACGGACTCCTCTGAGTCCAGATACTCGCAAACGATTGCGCGAGATGTGGGCACTTCGAGTGTACAAGCGATTACCTCCGCCATCCGACCCGGCAGATATCGAAGAGCGTATACGACATCGATGGAATGTACTCTGTCAAATGTTTATCGACAATGGGTTTGTTGATGCAACGCCTGATCAGTTCGTCACTCTTCCCAAAGGTTCATACATTACCATTTTTCGAATGATCCTCAACGAAACAGACGAGTCGGAAGCCAGGATACGGGCACTCTGCAGATACATGCTTCACGGCACGCTCATTGTAACCAACACTCCGACGTACATACTAAACTCTATTCGTATATTCCTCCGTATACTCATGGTCAAAAAACAGCCGTACGATATAGTCTTCTTGCTGATGTCGGCTCTTTTTAGATGCTAAAAATGAATTCAAACTGGCATGTAAGCTTCAACTCCGCAATGAACATCTTTGTTCTCTCAACGAATCCTCGCGAAGCCGCGGAGTTTCATTGTGATAAGCACGTAGTCAAGATGATCCTTGAGACAGCCCAGCTACTCTACACTGCACATTGGCTTACCGACCCAGATGCTCTCGATGATGGAGCATATCGCAAGACCCATCCGAATCATCCTTGCGCACTTTGGGCTCGTGAATCCAAAGCTAATTACCAGTGGCTTTGTCACCTTGGTTTCTGGCTCTGCGAAGAATACACTCACCGTTATGGCAAGGTTCATAAGACGGCAAAACACCTCGAATGGCTCGGCGACAATGTTCCCGAACTACCCAACACTGGACTGACCCCCTTCCGACTCGCCATGCCAGAGGAATTCAAACGCGCAAACCCAGTTGACGCCTACCGCGCCTACTACCTTGGAGCCAAGGTACGCATGCTCGCCTACACAAAACGCCCCAAACCTGCGTTTGTGAGTTCAAATGATTTACATGACCGCCGAGGGTAATAATCATACCAATCGCGTTAGAAATGTCTGCCTCTTCTTCCTCTGTTAAGTCAAACACTAAGATGCCCGCGAAGAAGGATACCGCCCCGAAGACCGTTGCCACCCCGTCGGCCGCCCCCGTTGTTGCCGCCACCCCTACCCCCGTCGTTGCCAAGGCCCCGAAGGCCCCGAAGGCCCCGAAGTCTGTCCCCGCGAAGGCGGAGGTGACGGTCCCGACGGTGGCCACCCCGACCGTTGAGGCCACTGCCTCAACGGAGACGTCCGAGGTTCAGCTTGGCAAGCTCGCCGAGCAGCTCAAGGCCCTCAGCTCCGAGCTGAGCACCCGTGTCCGCGACGCCGTNAAGGCTGTCCAGGAGGCGGCGAAGTCGGCCAAGCGTGAGGCCCGTGATTCCAAGAAGAAGAAGCGNAAGGACCCGGCGACGATGACCCCGGAGGAGAAGAAGGTCTGGGAGGCCCGTCGCGCCAACAATGCCTTCCTGGTTCAGCGCCCGCTGACGCCGGAGCTGGCCAAGTTCATGAGCCTCCCGGAGGGTTCGAAGCGCTCGCAGACGGAGGTGACGAAGTTCATCAGCGAGTACGTCAAGACGCACTCGTGCTTTGACCCGTCGTTCAAGCGCCGCATCCTCCCGAACGCCGCCCTGGCCAAGCTGCTCCGCGTGAAGGACAGCGATGAGGTGACGTACCTGAACCTCCAGTCGTTCCTGAAGGTGCACTTCATCAAGCCGACGCCGGTGGCGTAAATAACTGATAACCACAATAAAAAAGCTCTTTTAGCTCAGAGGTAGAGCACCCGCTTTGTACGTCGGCTCGAAGCAGCGGTAGGTCGGTGGTTCAATTCCACCATGGAGCATAACTCTTTTAGCTCAGAGGTAGAGCGGTTGTTTTACTCACAATAGGCCGGTGGTTCAATTCCACCAAAGAGTATAGCGTTTATCGTCTAGTGGTAGGATCAGAGATTTCCATTCTCTTAGCTCGGGTTCGATTCCCGGTGAACGCAAGTATTGACACGGATCTCCGTTTCAATACTTTCTGTTTGATGTTATAATGGCCACCTTGACTTGCCAAGAAACGTGGAAGCAAGGCAAAAAACACGACTTGGAAGGATGGAAGCCATCTGGACAAAACTGGAAATTTGTCAGACCGTTTCTTCCAGTTATTATCAAGAGAAATCCGGTAGACAAGAAATCGTTTAACTGTAGTGCGAATGAAGAAGGGAAGTTTGTATTGGTCACTCTTCCGGAAAACGACCAGCGGAAAGTCTATNTGAAATCCATTCCGGTTTGGAACAATCTCAAGAGTCTTCCAGATGGGTTGTATACCTGGATTTTTTACAAACAAACTGCTAATCTTCCTATGACGTTTGCTGCAACTAAAACATGGTCCAAGCTAGAGATGGCAACGCAACATCTTGCGATTGCTTCACGTGTTCGCGCAACAACGGTTCACGGTGCTGGTGAATTACGTAAGTCGGGAGATACCTATACATACAACCTTCTTTCGGGGAAATTTATGCAAGAATGGAAGGCAGAACTAGAGGGCGCATGCACACCCGAGAAACTTGAACTCTATGTAGACAGTAAGTTTAAGGAACAGTTTCGCGACCACAAATTGATCAAAGTGAATGAAACGTTAATTGATCCAAATAGTCCGATCACTGCCGAGGAGATTGCCCACTACACAAATGCAGGTTGGACATTCAAGATCTTTGCTACTAAAGAAGAGTGTATAGCAGCAATGAAGACCAAGGCAGGACGTCGCAGGACGCGGAGAGGCGGAAACCCGAAAATGATTCTTCAGCAGAAACAGATCAAGAAAATTCAGACTGCCAGGCGGGAACGTATCGATGCTCTTATCGAAAAAATAGCCTACAATCCCGGACGGCGTCTCTGGGAAGGGCCATCGCAGGCGAAACTTGAGCACCTCGGCGAACTCGTAACTGAACATAATCGTCTTCTGGCTATGGGTAAAGGAGGAGCGACTACACGGAAGTCGTAATCAACTCATTTGGCATTTCCAAATAGAGCACTGTGCTAAAGAACGGAGACAGTCTCTCGTCCAACACAAGGGCACGTTGCTTGCTATTTTCCTTTAACGTCTTCACTATACGCGTCAAGACCCTGCGCTTGTCTACGATTGGCTTGATTTTGATCTTACATGTAGATCCGCGCCAACCACACAGTGTAGACTGTTTACACTTGTCCTCGCTCATCTGTCCACACGGTGTGCGAACCTTGTTCACAAACTGAACAGGTTCATCCACTGAATCCCAATAGGCTTCGGAGTCTAACCATTTGCCCAAGTCCTTGTACAGCGACTCCTTGGGATTGGCAATCGCATTGTACAGGGGTTCATTGACATCCTTCTGAATATCCTTCGACAATGAAAACAGCAGGAATTCAAACACTTCGGCTTCATAGGAGATGTCATCGGACAACTTGACATCGTCCCCATTTGGAGAACCGTACACGAGATCCTCTTCCGTATGTTTGCGAATCGTACTCACAACTTCAGTTGCCTTGCCATCGCCTTCTTCCGGCCTGAAAGGAGCGCGGAATCCAGACGTTAACAAGAACTCGGAATACTGGCCATCGGCAGAGTACATATCGTCGGCCCACTTGAAGCCAGGATTACGTGTCTTGTTCAAAAAATCGCCCAGTGTCTTGCTCGTAGGCAATTCTTCATCTTCAATGTCTGCATATCCAATTCGCGAGACCACTCCACTCGGTAGCTCCATACTGACTGGCAAAACAGGGAGAATGACTTCCTGTGGGACAAACACTGCTTGAACACGTTCAAACGGATCCAGAATGACTTGATAGATTGACTTGTTGGTAGCAACTAGTTCTTTGATTGCATCGTCAAATGTTGGGAGGTTCGACATACATGAACGAGTATGCGCAGTCTGAAGCGTCGCCTTCACTGTTGCTGGAAACTTGTTCACGTCAACGACGTAATCGAACTTCGACCCGCTATTTCCCTTGCGCCGAGTCACGCGACCCAGTATATCGTGATCGAGCAATACGATCGTCCGCGTTCGAGGACCGAGTCTGTCCGCCCAGAAACCACACATAACAGTCAAGCCTTCGGTCTTGATTCGTATCACACGACAATCGAGGATTAAGGATACGTATTCAGTCTCTTCAAGAACTCCGAGCGTCTTGCTGACAAACGCGCGGTCAATTCCATCAATAATACGATCGATTTGCGTCTTGCCATCACCCATATCCTTCCATGTTCTGAAAAAGGAACATAGCATCACTTTGTCCTTGACGTCCGATGGATTGGGGATCGCTCGTTTCTCGCCAAGAAGGACAGGCAGGGTTGTGCGCGGCAATCCCATTCCGATACGGAATGTGTCTGTAGACCCCGCATTGATACGGTTCAATGGTACATTGACTGTATAGTCTGTGTTGATGCCTAGGCGTTTCGTAAGATCCTCAGGCAAGTACGCTAACCGAAAACTCGGAATAAACCCACTTGTCAAGACATAGTATTCATCTATTTGCTGCTTGGGAGCAAT